GTACACAAGTAAGCACTTACGGATACGGATACGGAAACGATGGTGGCGCTGGCAACACTCAAGGTGGTGGTGGTGGTGGTGGAGCGGGTGCTGTTGGCGGCAACGGTGGAAGCCCGGGTACTCAGACTGGCGGAATTGGTCGAGCTTTTGCTTTGGCGTCCTTGACGGCAACTGGTGCCAGCGGATATTTTGCTGGTGGTGGTGGCGGATCTGACAGTGGCGGAAGAAGTTATGCAGGTGGACTAGGTGGTGGTGGCAATGGTGGCAATCCTGGAACAGTTGCCGCAGCCAATACTGGTGGTGGTGGTGGTGGCGGAGAAAACAACGGTGGCGGTCAGAATGGTGGATCAGGCATTGTCATAGTCTATTATCGATACCCATAAAAAATAACTAGAGAGAACACAATGAGTCATTATGCAAAAGTTGTTGATGGTGTGGTTACTAATGTCATAGTGGCCGATGAAGATTTTATTGCCACTTACGATGACGGCGAACCAGGCACTTGGATACAGACCAGTTACAACACCTGGGGCAATGTTCATCATGCCCCAAACAGCAACACTCCCGATGGTGGTGTCCCGTTACGAGCCAATTATGCCGGCATCGGATACATTTACGACAGTGAACACGATGTGTTTTACATGCCACAACCGTTTCCCAGCTGGACTATTGGTGCTGAAACCAATTGGCTTTGGGCCGCACCAACCCCTATGCCAGCTGATGGACAACAGTATAGTTGGGACGAAACAAATCAAGCCTGGACTACCGAGCGATTGTACTAGTTCAAAACAATAAATACAAGTATAACAAGAGTTCATTATGCAAAAAATTAAACAACTTTATCGCAGCAATTACAGTGGAGAAGGCGTTGTCAAAAACCTCACATACGAGAACCAAACTTGGACTCCCGAGGTCGAGATGGTGCCCAACAGTGTGTTCAACTCGCACACCACAACACAGGCCGCAGTAATTGGTAATGGTGAAAGTCGCTTAGAGTTGAATGTTGACATGCGCTTGATCATGAGTCATGTGTCGGGCCTGGGCGGGGTCAACAGTTTGCAAACTTATGGGTGTAATGCATTTTATAGAGACTACGAGACAGATTTTTTGATTGCAGTGGGCGACACCATCATCAAAGAAATAGCCGAATCGGGCTATTGCGACAATCACATTGTTTATACCAACGGTGACTACTTGCTTGAGTATCCGGGCAAGTTTTACCTAATACCGCAAAATATCTATTTTGATGCAGGTGCTGTGGCGGCTTACATGGCAGCATTTGATGGACATAGCAAAGTGTTTTTGTTGGGATTTGACAGTTACGACTCCAAAGGTCCCTACAACAATGTGTACAAGAACACCAATGGCTATTTGAGTACTCAACACGAGCAAGACAATACTTATTTTACCAAAAGTCTACATGCGGTAATGAGCACCTATTACAACACCGAGTTTATTCGTGTCATGCCTTACGACACGCATTGGGTACACGATGCACACAGTTCATTGCCAAATTTTAGACAAATTGATTATAGAGATTTTGTACTAGAGGCCGACATTGGCTTGATATCAGCGTAATATAGATTCAAGCGTTCGAATTTTTTTGCGCACAATATCAAAGTTGAAACTGCGCCACAAGCCCGGATGCAACGGGCGAGGATAGTCATCCAACTCAACCCAACAGTAACCGCGATGCTCGTCATTTAGCTCAGGCACAAATTCGTCGTCAACATTGACCACAAATGTATAGTAGATAAATTTATGATTGTCTGCGGTGAATGTTTCTAATGGAATAAATTTTTTCGTAGCAAAATCCGCACCAATTTCTTCTTGTATTTCGCGTACCAGGCCCTGTATCACAGTCTCGCCAGCATCTATTTTACCGCCCACAATGCCCCAAGAACCTGCATGTTTGCTTTTGTTGCGTAACAAGAACAAGTAACGATTGGTTCGTTTGGCGTAAACCAGTGCGCCACAACCTTCTGATGCAGTTTCGGTCATTACAGCACCAAACTCCATGTGCCGGCCTTGTAAACGCCTTGATAGCTCTTGACCCATGTGCTACCGGTCCAACAGTACTGTGTAGTGGTATTGAGATTGGTCACATACTCAACTTGCGTATTCACGCTGTCAAAACTCACAGTCCAATACGTGCCATTCCACTCAATGATGTCGTTGGCGCGAGCAATCAGTTGTGTACCCGGCGCACCGGCCCAGGCCACTGCACTGTCACTGTTGGCATCGCCAATGGGATTGAGTATCAGGTATCTTGTGCCGGTTGTGGGATTGAGCAGTGTGCTATTGACTGCTACAGTGTAGGGATCAATGATTGCAGTGACTGCGGGCAAAGTATTTGCTGGCAGTGTGGCTGAGTCAGGAGTATACAACAACTGTGTGGGATTGCTGGGATTGTAGGCCACTGTGCCCACAATCTCGTGAGCACCATCTGGAAACTCAAAATCCAAACGCACTTGACTGACACCATTTACCAACTTGCCATAGCTGCTCACCAAGTTTTGCCAGGCCACAGCAGTGCCTTCCCCGTCGCCTGACAGTGGCTTGTACAACGTTAGAGTGTTGCCCACATACACCAAATCATAATTCAATGGAGTAAATCTTGCCTGTGTGGCTTGCATGCCACTCAACAAATCCTCGCTCAGTTCGCCAGTGGCATTGTATATGTTGGCAATAATTTGTGTGACAACTCCGGCTTTTTTCACCTTGGCCGGCAACGTGATCCATATGGGAATATCAAAACTGAGGCTGGCAATATCGATGTTGTCATCTCCGCCCAAAGGCACAGTTCTATTGGTGTAACTGACATCGGTCAACAGCACAACACTCAAGCTGGTCCAATCCAGATAGTTGTCGGTGCTTTGTATTTCAAAGCCGGGATTGAACAACGGCACCAGTTGTTCTAGCAACTGATGTTTTTGATCGGTGCTGCTAGTCCAAATATCCAATTTCATTTTCAGAGTGTACGGAGCCGGCATCAAACGCTCTACACTGTAATTGCCGCCATACCCACCGGTGTAGGTTTGTGTGTCCGGATCAAATGTTTGTTCCTGTACTCGAGCATAACTTTCAAAGTAGGGATTTTGCACACGGTCTCGATCGTAACGCAAGCCATCAATGTATGCAGCCATTGCAGGAACTGCATTGAGTGGATTCTCACTGTTGAGTCTAAGTATAGTGTCAGCTTGGTGACTGGGAATACCGTAGTACACTGGAACAGTTTGTAGTGTTCTATTGCCGTTACTGTCTAGACCAAATTCCACTTGAAAATTGGAAAACATACGGATAAACTGAGTCACAAAACGTCTTAGTTGCCCATCATAGGTAAACTGTACTATATTAGCCATTATTAACTTTCATTGTTGTCTGCTCGGGGAGATAATACACGGCTCAGTGGTTGCAATGAATTTTGTGTAGTGCCATCTGGACCAATGTAAGTATCTGTATTATTTACATAACTTGCACGTTGGGTCTGATTATTTGCAGCTCCTGGAGTTATATTGGTGCGTTGTACATCTTCAATTTTCTGCCAATATGTACCATTGAATCTAAACAAGCGATTTGGCAAATAGTCCAACCGCAAGAAAAACTCTCCGTTTGCGGGATTGGTTGGAAACGCAATACCAGCATTGGTGGTCAAACTGTTGGGAGCAGCCCCATCGCCCACTAAGTAGCCGCCTATCTTGTAGTCGGGACTGGGTACACCTGAATCCGCAGTCACTAAAGATGAGTCAGCGGTGATTGTGGTGAGGTCGGCAGTGGCAGCAAGCACATCGCCAACTGCGGTGGTCATTGTTGAATCCACAGGAACTGTGTAAAGGTTTTGAGTGTTGTATCCCGACTCGGGAACATCAAATTCAGCCTGTGCCACAATGGCTTGATTGATATTGAGATACTTTTGATAGGTACTTAAAACTTGTCCCACTGGAGTTGTTGTGCTTGAACCAGCAGCAATCTTGTTCAATATATCTTTGTATTCTTGTGAGTCCACTAAGGGATTCAATTTCACACGCCATAGGTGTGGCCACCATGTGGGACTAAAGCCCTCAGCAGCCCAGCTGGCATCGCCCACAACATAAAAACGTTTTAACGCAGCCGGCACATCTTGGTCCAGACTGTCGTAGTCTTTCAAGTGTTCTAGCTCTAAGACATCACCGCTCAACAGTTTACGTCCAATAGTATCCACCATGTCACGCAAATGAAACACCATAAAGATGGTGCCAGTCTGCAAGAATAAACCAAACTGACTCAAATCAAAGTCTTGGTCAGCACGTTGATAGATACCGCGCATTTTGTAAACTGAGGTATCGTATTTTCTATCTCTATTCTCAGTCCACAACAAGTCTTGTATGTTTAAGGCACTTTGATTGGTGTAGCTGGGTTGGGTAGCATCACTGCTGAAGCCCACTGTGACACCTGTTCCTATTAGGCTAGTAGTGGTAACATTGAGTGTGATGGAAGTTGTGCTGATTGCGCTGACTCGTGCATTTGCAGGAATTCCAGTGCCAAATACAAAATCGTTTACTTGAACACCGTTGGTGTTGCTAAACACCAAGGGATCAGTATTCACGGACTGACTTGCACTCGTGGTCAATTGCACACCCTGAGTGGCAGGTCCCAGATACTTATTAAGCAATACTCCTGTACCGCCAATGGTAAACATTTCTGAAATTCGACGGTCAAGGAACTTGTAGTCGTTACTGTGTCGGCCGTTTTGCCATAAACTTAGTCTTGCCACTGTGTTTTCCTAGATTATTGTGTATTTACCCAATTTGACTGGGAATGATTTATCTAGTATAATTACAGTTATGCAGTCACACAGTCCCAATTTATACAACAGAATCGCAGATGCTCGTCCCATTGTAGTACGATTGGGCGACGCCAACCTGCAGGATCTGTATCAAAATTGTGTGAGAATGTGGTCACGATTAGACGGGGAGTTTGTGGAATGCAGACGCCGAAATCGATATACTGTTCGATATGAAGAATTGGCTTGCCAATTGGATGAAGCTCTTGTTGTATTAGAGCAACACCTGACATTTGGCACTTTGCTAAAGATGTAGTATAATATAGTTTTACGGGAGAAAATATGGCAACAGTTGCAGGCATCAAAATCAAGACCAAACAAACCAAAGTTCGTAATCCGGCTTTTCACGATGAAAAGTACACCGGAGGCGAGCCCGATTGGGAAGCCAGTGATATTGAGTTAAGTGATGCAGACTTTGACCATAAACTGAGAAAAAGTTTCTACTATTACAACTATTACTACAGTCAAAAAGACGCCCGCAAAAATGTCATCGAATGGTTGCGATTACAAACCAAACGATTCACACGAGAACAAATACGAACATTTGAACGCACTGGCGATCGCAGTATTCCAATGACTGCATGTTGTTTGATTATGGCACACATTCGCGCCAACATGCCGTTCAAGCCCAGACACATTGAGTTTTTGGACCAGTGCATACTAGAAGCCATTGATGGTGCCGAGCCCGAAGTGCAAGCGGTTGTAGCAGAAGTCAAAGAAGTGTATCGAGCTCCTACAATTCAAGATCGTTTAAACGAAAAGACCAGCGAGATCATTGGTGACATTGAAGGTGTTTATGATGATGTTACACGAGCAATCAAAACTGATTTTAAACCCTATGATTTTTTAGTTGCTCGGAATGTGGTACAAAGTCAGCTAGGCAGGTACGAGGCAGTTTACACTGCTCGTAAAGCAGAACTTGAAGCGGCAATGGCCAAAAAAGATGCAGACTTGAAAGAAGGTTATGCACATTACAAAGCCGCAGACTTCAAACGCATGATTGCTTGGATCGATAACTTGATGGCAGCGATTGAACAGTATCGCGGAGTTAAAAAGGCCACAAAGAAAGCTAGGGTTAAAAAGGCTCCAAGTCGCGAAAAGGTTATTGCCAAGCTCAAGTATGCCAAAACACACGCCGAGCTAAAGATTGTGAGTATCAATCCTGCAGAAATTGTGGGCGCCACTGAGCTTTGGATCTACAACACCAAGTATCGCAAACTGGGCCGGTATGTTGCAGAAGCATACAAAACCCTGAGTGTGAAAGGTACCAGTATCATCAACTTTGATGAGAGTAAAAGCGTATGCAAGACTTTGCGCAAGCCTGAAGAACAACTGCGAGACTTTGCCAAGGCTGGTAAAGTACAATTACGCAAGTTTTTAGACGAGATCAAAGCCACAGAGAGCAAGTTAAACGGTAGAATGAACGCAGAGATAGTGTTGCTCAAAACAGTTTAATCCCGCCCGATCCCGTAACAGTGTAATAAATACACTATACGGGATTTTTCATGGCTACACCATTTACCAGCAATGTCA